GCAGATGCAGTCGTGTATGGGTATCTGATGTGGGTAGTGGAGAAGCAAATGCAGGAGAAATTACGTTAAGGCATACTACAACTACAACTAATATTTTTGCTCTAATGCCCATAGGGTTTAATGCTACAAGTATAATGGCGTATACAGTACCTGCTGGCAGTACTTTGTATGTCAAACGAGGTAATATATCTCTTATAAGAACTAGTGGTTCACCAGGATCAGGAACAGCTACTGTAAGATCTAGAGAATATGGTTCTACAGTATTTGTATCTAACAGGGTTATTGATATAGCTACTGGGTTTCCTTACAAATTTGAGAACAACGGTTTTATGGTTTTTCCTGCTAGAACAGATTTAAAAGTAACAGTAGAAAATGTATCAGACAACGATACAAGTATAGCCAGTGACTTTGATGGTTACCTAATAGAGGATTAAGTTTGTGACAGATGAAACTAATAAAACAGATGAGTTTGCAAGAAAAAAGCTCACCGAATGGGTTAACGAGCCAACTCTGTTAGATCTTAAAAGCGAACTTACGGAAGCATACCCTGATCATCAGCACTATACGCTGAAGATAGATGCCTGGCTGGACAATCTTAATGTAACAGGTGCTGCCAAGCCTAAAAAGATTAAAGGACATTCTTCCATACAGCCAAAACTTATTCGTAAGCAGTCAGAATGGAGGTGTGCAGCATTAGTTGAGCCTTTCTTAAGTACTGAAGATTTATTTAATCTTGAACCTGTAGCTGCTGGAGACAAGAAAAGTGCTATTCAAAACAGTTTAATAATCAATAATCAATTCAACACAAAAATAAACAAAACTAAGTTTATTGATGATTACATTCATGCAGCAGTCAATGAAGGTACTTTTATAGCCAGGGTTGGTTGGGATTATGCTGACGAAGAAGTAGAAACAGAAATTCCTGTATTTGAACTTTTTCCTGTAGAAGATCCACAGGCTATGCAGCAAGAACAAGAACTGCATGCATTAATGTTTGAATCCCCGGATGACTATAACCAACTTCCAGAAGATATAAGACAAGCTCATGATGTTTTTATGCAAACAGGCATACCTCATGTAGCTAATCAAGCTGGTACAAGAATAGAAACAGAAACTAAAGTATTGGTAAATAAGCCAACAGTAGTTGTCTGTGACTATAAAGATGTAATCATTGATCCTACGGCTAAAGGTGATCCTGATAAAGCAGAATTCATAATCTACCGGTTTGAAACCTCTAAGTCTGAGTTAGAAAAATCTGGTATTGAGTATGTCAATTTAAACAATATTATTACAGAAACTGCCTCACCTCTGTCTACTGCAGATACAGATGTTTCCCCTCAACCGTCTTTCAGTTTTAAAGATGAACCAAGAAAGAAACTAGAAGCTTATGAGTACTGGGGGTATTACGATATTCACGGTACAGGCAGTACTGTACCTATTGTAGTTACCTGGGTAGGTGAAACACTTATACGCATGGAAGAGAATCCTTTTCCGGATCAAAAACTACCTTTCGTAATTAGGCAGTATCTTCCTGTTAAAAATTCTCTATACGGAGAACCTGACGGAGCATTGTTAGAAGAACATCAGAAGATTACCGGAGCTGTTACCAGGGGTATGATTGATATCATGGGACGTAGCGCCAATGGTCAAATTGGTATGCGTATAGATGCGTTAGATGTAACTAATAAACGCAGGTTTGAAAACGGAAAAGATTATGAGTTCAATCCCACAGTAGACCCTAGAACCGCCATAATTAATCATACATACCCTGAAATCCCACAATCAGCTCAGTTCATGCTTAATATGCAAAATGCTGAAGCAGAGGCTCTTACAGGCGTTAAAGCGTTTAGCCAGGGCATTACAGGTACTTCACTTGGAAGCACTGCTACAGGTATAAGAAGTGCTCTAGATGCTACCGCTAAACGGGACTTAATCCTGTTACGTAGAATAGCTGATGGCATTATTCAGATAGGTCGTAAGATTATATCTATGAATGCAGAATTTCTGTCTGAAGTAGAAATCGTTAGAATAACCAATTCAGAATTTGTAGAAATACGTAGAGACGATCTGGCTGGTAATTTTGATATCAAGCTTTCTATATCTACTGCCGAAGCTGATAACGAGAAAGCTCAAGAGTTATCTTTTATGCTGCAGACTGTTGGTCCTAATACTGATCCAGAAATGACATACATGATTATGGCTGATATTGCCAGATTACGTAAGATGCCAGAACTTGCTAAAAAATTGGATAATTATCAACCTACTCCTGATCCGTTACAGCAGAAAAAAGCTGAACTTGAGATAGCTTTGCTTGAAGCACAAGTATTCAATGAGCAAGCTAAAGGACAAGAGAACTCCGTTGATGTTGGACTTAAAGAGGCTAAGACTGTTACTGAACAAGCTAAAGCTAGACAGCTTGGAAGTACTGCAGATATGCAAGATCTGGACTTCTTGCGTAAAGAATCTGGCCAGGACCAGGAACAGGAAATTGAAAAGAAAGAATATGACAGACAAGCAGCCTTAGATTTAAAAGCTGCTGATAAGATGTTAGCAGAGGGTACAGCAGAAACTTCTGCGCTATAAATTTACGTAAGTAAAGGTAACGAGCAACCTTATAGCTCTTAACTTAATAATCTCTTAAAGAGGACACACGAAAATGAATACTAGTGAGCAAATACAAGAAGTAGAAATTACTTTAGCTGAAGCTACTAAACTGAGCGATAAAGCTGATGCTTTAGAACGTATGATTCATACAAAAGATTTCCAGTTGGTAGTAGATACCGGGTACTTTCATGATGAAGCTGTACGTTTGGTACACCTAAAAGCAGATGAAAATATGCAATCTGCTGAAAACCAGGTATATATCGATAACTGCATGTTGGCTATTGGTACCCTTAAAGAACATTTCAATAAAGTCAGATTGATAGGAAATACTGCCAAAAAGAGTATCAGGGATAATAATGAAACTCTGGATGAACTTCGTGAAGAAGTGTTACTTGGTGCTGGAGCATAATCATGTCTGAAGAAGATACCGAAATTGTAGAAGACGTAGCTGAAACTGAAGAAGCAGCAGAGCAGGAACAGGAAGAAAGTCCTGCTGAAGAATCTTCCTTTCAACTTTTAGAAATGTCTGATGAAGAATTTGAAACAGCTGTGCTTGAAAATATTGAAAGTACAGAAACTGTAGAAGAGAAAGCTGAAGCTGAAGAACCTCAGGAAGAAACTGAGGAAGAAGAAGTTTCTGCGGATACTGAAACAGAAGAGCAGTCAGAAGAAGTTAACGAAGAGGTTTCGGAAGAACCAGAAGAAGCTGAACAGATTGATTTTGAAGCACAACACAATGCGCTTTTAAAACCTTTTAAAGCGAATGGTAAAGAAATTAGTATCAGCTCTGTAGAAGAAGCCAGAACGCTTATGCAGATGGGTGCTAATTACCATAAGAAAATGACAACATTGAAGCCTAATCTTCGTATTCTTAAAATGCTTGAAAATAATGATTTGCTCGATGAAGGCAAATTAAACTACTTGATTGATTTAGATAAGAAAAACCCTGCAGCACTTACTAAATTGGTCAAGGAAAGCGGGTTAGATGTCCATGATATTGACATAGACGAAAAAATAGACTATAACCCAAATAACTACACTGTAAATGACAAAGAATTTGAATTAGATGAAACTCTAGGAAGTATTAGAGACACAGATTCTTACTCTCAGACTCTCAATATCATTAGCAAAGAGTGGGATGCTACAAGTAAACAGATGTTACTGGATAATCCAGCAGCTATTAAAGTACTAAATGACCATGTGCAATCAGGCATTTATACAAAAATTGCAGCTGCTGTAGAAACTCAACGTATGTTGGGCCAACTTCCATCAAGCATGTCTGACTTGGATGCGTACAAGACGGTAGGTGATGCAATCAATGCTAACGGAGGATTTAACTCTTCTCAAAGTAAGTCTGCTCCACCAGCTAAAACTAGTACCACAACGAAAAAGGTTGTAGATCCTAAACTAAGTAAAAAGAAAAAAGCTGCAAGCTCTACTTCTAGTTTTGCTAGAAAGAAGGCTAATAATGCTTTTAACCCACTTAGTCTTTCTGATGAAGAATTTAGTAAGTTGGCTGAAAGAAACTTTATGTAATTAATTTATGGTGAACCCAAATGACACAAATTTATAATGATCCAGCTGGTGGAAGTGACTCCAGCATTGGTGAACAAACTCGTACTGACTACTACAACAAAAAAGCGTTAGTAGAAGCAGCTAAAGAATCCTATTTTGGTCAGCTGGCAAGTGTTGTTGCTATGCCTAAAAATATGGGTAAGAAGATTAAACAGTTCCATTATCTTCCTGTCCTGGATGATCGTAACCAAAATGAGCAAGGACTTGATGCTTTAGGTGCTGCTCCTTCTGCTGGTACTTTATCTATTGCCTATATTTCAGTACTTCCTCTTAATGGTGCTGAGTCTCAGACTTTTTACTTCCGTGGCGATTCTTCTACCAATGCTGCTGCTGCTCTTTTAGAAGCTCAAGCTAATTTCAATGCCTGGGCAGTTAGTCAGGGTTATGCTGGTGCAACTATCACTGATGTAGCTGCTGATGCAGCTGCTTCTTATGCAGAACTGGTTACTGCTATCAGTACTGACTATGCAATGACAGTTATCGCTGCAAGTACTAATACTCCTTACGGTAACCTATATGGTTCTAGTAAAGATATCGGTACTATTCAGGGTAAGATTCCTGCATTAAGTGAGTCTGGTGGAGAAGTTAACCGTATTGGTCACAAGCGTATTGAAATTGAAGGTACTATCCAAAAATTCGGTATTCATGACAAGTACACTAAAGAGTCTCTGGATTTTGACTCTGACGCTGAACTACTGGGACATATTACCAGTGAGTCAGTTAAAGCTGCTAATGAAATCACTGAAGACCAACTTCAGATTGATCTAATTAACGGTGCTGGTGTTGTACGTTATGCTGGAGCAGCTACTTCTATTGCTACTCTTAATGGTGAAGAAGCCGCTAATCCTTTTGCTGCTGGTAACACAAACAGTACTGTTAACTATGATGACCTGGTTAAACTTGGAATTGAGTTAGACAATAACCGTACACCTAAAATGACTAAGGTTATTATGGGTTCTCGTATGGTCGATACCAAAGTAATCAATGCTGCTCGGTATATCTATATCGGTTCAGAGCTGCAATCTACTATCATGCGTATGACAGATTACCATAACAATAAAGCATTTATTCCTGTTGCTCAGTATGCTGATGCAGGCAATGTTGCTCGTGGTGAGTTTGGTGCTATTGATAACTTCCGTTTCATTGTTGTACCTGAAATGATGCACAAACAAGGTGCTGGTGCCGATGTTTCTGATGCTCTGGAAGAAACTTCTTCTTTCCGTTATGGATCAGCAGCAGATGGTGCTTCACTAAGCTACAACGCGTATCCTATGCTAGTAGTTGGTGATGGTTCTTTTACTACTATCGGTTTCCAAACTGATGGAAAGACTGTGAAGTTTAAGATCAAGCATGCTAAACCTGAAAGTGATGTTTCTTACGCACTGGATAAGTTTGGCGAAACAGGATTCTATTCAATCAAATGGTACTACGGTACTATGATCCTTAGGCCTGAACGTTTGGCTGTACTATGGTCTGTAGCTGAGTGGTAAGCACTTAACCTAATCGGTAGCCCTTCGGGGCTACCTTTTATTAACTAACCGGAAAATATTATGCCTGTCCACACTAAACAATCTCTACGTTTAAAAATAAAACAACGCAACCTGGAAAGCAAAAAGAAACCGGTAAAGAAGAAAGCTGCAACAAAACAGAAGTAAATTTAAAGCAATACCTCCAACAAAAACCTGCTTAAGCAGAGGACATACAAATGAATGATACAGAAGTAGAAGAAAACACTATTCCAGACGAGTTAACTACTCTTAAAAAAAGAGCTACCACTCTGGGTATTAAATTTCATCCTAATACGGGAGTAGACAAACTCCGTACTAGAGTAAATAATTTTTTAAATGACAGTACAGTAGGAGATCAGCCTGCTAAACCTTTCACCAAACAACCAGGTAAAACATTCTCCATGATGACTCATGCAGAGTATTCAGCCGAACAAGCTAAAGCAACAAAAAGAAATACAAGCAGACAAGTAAGAATTAGGCTTAGTTGTAATAACCCTAATAAAAAGAATGATGAAACAGTATTTATTTCAGTAGGTTCTGCCAAACTTGGTACACATAAGGAATACATTCCTCTGGATTGGGAAGCAGGTTGGCATATATCTAATATCGTTTACGAAGCACTAAAAGAAAAGAAATACAGTAAATTTTACACAGTAAAGGGCATGCATGGTAAGGATGTAAGAAAATCTAAGCTAGTGCCTGAATTTGTTATAGCGGTACTTCCTCCTCTTACAAAAGCTGAACTAAAAGACTTAGCTCAGCAACAAGCTATTGCTGCTAAAGACTAACTTATACTGAGAATCCTAATGGTTGATATTACAGACATAACTACTGGTACCCCTAACGGTACAGGTTACTTTGATAAGTTCATGGACAGTATCAACTCTCAACTGGATTCTCAGTTTAAACTTGGTAGGTTGCAGGGTAAGGATTACGCTAATGTCTATTTAGGATCTATGCAAACTGCATTAGCACAAGCTGTAGCTTATGTAGGAGTAGTAGAACAAGTTACCTCTTCTGAAGCACGTAGAGTTGCAGAAGTTGCACTGCTGGAGCAAAGAGCACTTACGGAACAAGCACAAATTTTAGATATTGTAGCTGGCAATACTGTGCTTGGAACAATAGGAAAACAGAAAGCTTTACACCAAGCTCAAACAGCCGGGTTTGCCCGGGATGCTGAACAGAAAGCAGTAAAGATTATGATGGATTCCTGGGGAATATCTAAATCTGTATCTCATGATGCTATTGATGCTCCTGATGGAGCCAGAAATGATGATATAGAAGATTTGATTATCAAATTGCGTCAAGGTATAGGAATTACAGAAAGCATCTACAAGTTCAATGCTGATGCGGGTAATGATCAGACAGTAGTTATTAGTAGTTATATACAACTAGACGGTACAGGGTCAACCTCTCCTACAGACTTGGAGATGCCTATAAAGGTAGCTACATGGGCATGGACAGTAGACTCTGTTCCTAATACAGCAGAAGATCCTATTATAATCAACGAAGATGCAGCACAAGCCACTATTGCAGATATTGGTATAGTTCCTGGAGATTACGTATTTAGGCTTACTATCGAGTCTAATGAAGATACCCCACAGACAGATTTTGATACTGTAACAATTACTGTTGAGTAAAATGTGTTATGGGATGGCCTTTTAGCGGTAAAACAGTAGTCGGTACTTCTGTACAGACTGTCCCTCTTGTCAACGAAAAACCTAAAAACCGTATAGCAGAAGCTATCCGTTTAGCCTCTTCACGCAACGAAGATTTAACGGATACTATTAAATACCAAACTCTTACAGGGTATAAGAGAGATTTAATAAATTGTTACAACTACGCAAAGAGTAGTTATATTTACGGATTACCTACAGCAACTTCTGCTGAAGAATTTATACCTATAGTGCCTATCAGGTATAACGATAAAAATACTAATGACGATAAAACTTCTGAACTGTACAGAACAACAAAAAATTTATTAAGAACTACAAAAATAAATCTAGATGATTTTACTGACCAAGTAACAAAAGAGTATAACAGCAAAAATGAATTAGTTAATATTGCTGATCTTGATAAGATCTCAGACATTTTTGTAATATATGGCATAAACATCTATTCTGATACACAGGAAGAAAAGGAGATACTGTTTAAGCTCTTCAGTAGTTTAGAGTCGATAGCTGGCACTAAAGAAACATTTGATACTGCACTAGCTGATGAAGTACTGTTTACACCTTCAACACTACTGATTAACGAAGAAACCTTCGATTACG